GGAACGAAGAGAAAATGAGGTTGCTTGGCCCTGTTTTAGGACGGATGCAAGCTGAATTGCTCCAGCCTCTTATATCACGTTCTTTTGCATTGCTTCTCAGGGCTGGCCTCCTCCCTCCAGCACCTGAGGAGCTACAAGGTCAGGACATTGATATTGAATACGTTAGCCCCCTAGCGAAAGCGCAAAAACTGACAGATCTACAAGCCATGCTCCGTGGATTTGAGATATTGCTGCAAGTGAGCCAGGTAGCACCAGTAACCGATTACCTCGATGGTGATAAGATGGTGCAGTACCTTGTCGAGACAGCTGGCCTACCAGCCAGAGTTATTAGAGGAAATAATGAGGTTGCGGAAATCCGACAGCAGCAAGCAGAGGCCGCACAACAGCAACAAGCAATGCAAGAACAGATGCAAAGCGCTGAAGCTGCAAACAAGATAGCGCCATTTATTAAGGCAGCTGGAACAGTGCCGCTAGAATGAAGGTAGAAGATTTAAAACTTGCCTATCGCAGAACGTTTAATACTGAGAATGGCGAGATCGTACTTAGTGACCTCAAAGCACGGTTCGGCTTTGAGACAACCACGTATTCGGACAATCCATATAATTCTGCATTTAATGAAGGTCAGCGAGCAGCCGTGCTGCTGATTGTCCGTATGCTGACCGAAGGGAAGGAACCCGAATGAGCGAAGTAGAGGCAACCCAAGACACTGGATCTCAAGAAGTCGCAACGGAAGCTGTAGCGGAAAGCGCAGCACCAGTTAATTTTTTAGATAGCTTACCAGAAGATCTACGTCACAATCCTAGTTTAAAAAACTTTACAGACGCTGGATCTCTGGCAAAGTCATATGTCCATGCTCGATCAATGATTGGCGCAGATAACATAGGCAAGCCACAAGAAAGCTGGACTGATGAGCAATGGACAAACTTTTATGCCGAAACAGGGCGTCCACAAGATACAACTGCATATGTTGCAAATTTTGATAATATACTAAGCGAAGAACAGGCAAACGGTTTTAGACAAGCTGTGTTTGAGGCTGGTCTATCGCCAAAGCAGTTTGATAAAATTGCGACTTATTTTGTAAATGAAAATGCTGCAATGGAACAGCAACACGAAGCTAGAGCTGAAGCAGCCTTTGATGAAGGTGTTGCTGCGCTTAAACAAGAGTGGGGGCAAGCCACAGATCAACGTATTAAGCTGGCACAGTCAGCCGCTAATACATTGCTAGGCGGTATAGAAAACAACGAGTTTTTTACAGAAACAATGGCAGATGGTCGGCAACTTGGCGATCATCCAGAGATTATAAAAATGTTTGCAGCACTTGGCGAGCAAATGGGCGAAGACAACCTGGTAGGGGAAACGTCAGAGCTGATTATGACACCAGAGCAAGCCAAGCAAGAACTTAAAGAGCTGATGCGTCCTGGCACGCCATACATGGATGCCAGACACCCAGAACATGATGCCTATGTGCAGAAAGTCCAAGAACTTTTCCAAGCAGCATCGTGATACGTGGACAATCGAAAGACCCACACGCCAAGCATGTGCGACATGCAGAGTGACTGCCTCAAGCAGTAAGCGTGGCCTCGCAAGAGATAACCAAGCGCAGCAATCCTAAATTGAAACTAAAACTGTAAAAAAGGAGAGACTTATGTCTACTCAAATTACTACAGCTTTTGTCAATCAGTTTTCCGCGAACGTCCAAATGCTATCACAGCAAAAGGTTTCGTTGCTGCGTGATGCAGTAGATGTGGAAAGCGTGAATGGCGAAAAAGCTTTTTTTGATCAAGTAGGGTCATCAGCAGCAGTAAAAAGAACATCGCGCCATGCCGATACGCCCATTATTGATCATCCACACGCCAGAAGAATGGTCACAATGGAAGACTATCAATGGGCTGCGTTAATCGATGACCAAGATAAAATTCGTTTGCTTATTGATCCCACCTCTAATTATGGCAAAGCTGCGGCTGCTGCGATGGGTCGAGCGATGGATAGTGAAATCATTGCAGCGGCACTTGGTACAGCGCAAACTGGCAAAGATGGTGGTACAGCTACTGCACTACCAGCTGGTCAGAAAATCGCACATGGATCAGCTGGTCTGACTGTGGCAAAACTATTGAGCGCAAAAGAAACGTTGGATGCTGCATCTGTAGATCCATCAATACCGCGCACAATCGTTGTTTCACCAAAACAAGTATCTGATTTGTTGAACACAACAGAGATTAAGTCATCTGATTTCAACACTGTAAAAGCGTTGGCTCAAGGTGAAATAAATTCATTTATGGGATTTAATTTCATCACAAGCAATCTCTTGACCACAGACACAGACGGTAACCGCCAGGTTGTCTGTTTTGCTCAAGATGGTGTGAAAATGGCAATGGGCAAAGAGCCTATGGCTAAGATCGATGAACGTGCCGACAAATCCTACGCAACGCAAGTTTACTACTGTCAAACTCTTGGTGCTACTCGCATGGAAGAGGTGAAGGTAGTCGAAATTGCTTGCACTGAATCATAAGGAGATTGAGAAATGGCAACAGTTTATTCGACACAACGAACCAACAATCGAGCAACACCAGTAGCTATGAACAAAGCTAATGAGCTAGGCGGTCGTATCCGCGTTGCTCACGGTGTTTACGAAGCATCTTCACTAGCATCTGGCGATGTTATTGAGATGTTTATCTTACCAGATGGCGCACGTTTGTTGGAAGGATCTTTAGCGCATGATGCACTAGGGTCATCAACAACATTAAGCGTTGGAACAGCAGCACACACAAATGCAGCTGGTACAGCGGTTAGTGCATCAGCAGCAGCTTTTAAAGCAGCGGCTGCGTCTACATCTGCACAAAAAGTAGATATTCTTGCTACTTTAGCTCTAGGCTCAGGCACAGAGACAGACACTGACGGTAATGGTGTGGCTGTAACGGTAACGATGGGCGGTGCTGCTGGCACTGGCACAATCGAGCTAACCATTAAATACGTGGTTGATTAATTAGAGGGGCGCGAAAGCGCCCTTCTTTTTTTATGGGATTAACACATGACTTCTACGGTAGACATTGCAAACTTTGCGCTCAATTCGCTTGGTGCTAATAACATCTCATCGTTTGATGAAAACAGTAAGCCAGGACGATTAGTAAATCAAAGATATGATTCAGTGCGCGATATGGTGTTTCGACAGCATCCTTGGAACTGTCTCGTAAGACGCGCAGAGCTACCACAAGAAAGCACCACGCCAGATTTTGGCTATGCTTTCCAATATACTTTACCGACAGATCCGTTCTGTCTGCGTGTGCTAGAGTTTTCAAACGGCACACTTACGTTTCCGTATGACGATATGACAAGCAACTCTGGACAACCAGCTTTTGTTATCGAGGATCGCAAACTGGTAACAGATGAAGCAATCGCAAAAATAAGATACATAGGGCGTGTTACGGATCCGCAAAAATATGATGCTGGTTTAATCGAAACGTTGGCATCAGCTTTAGCGTTCGAGCTAGCTTATGCAATTACTGGCAGTAACACTGTTAAACAAATCATGGCAGCTGAATACAGCGATAAACTACGAAACGCTAAGTTTGTTGATGCAACTGAAGGTGCGCCTCAAAAAATCGAGGCCAGTGATTTTCTACAAGCGAGAATGTAAATGGCGCGATCTGCACCAGCTCTATCAACCTTCACAGCTGGGGAAATATCTCCACGGCTAGAGGGTCGTGTAACAATTGAGAAATACCGTGAGGGGCTGGCAAATCTAACGAATATGATTGTGCAACCTCATGGCGGTGTAACGAGAAGACCTGGCACACAGTTTTTGGGCGAGGTAAAAGCAAGTGGTAATGTTACTAGGCTTATACCGTTTGAGTTTAAAACCGCTGATACATATGCGCTTGAGTTTGGCGATCAGTACATGCGGATCTTTCGTAACGGTCTGCAAATCCTAGTTGGTAGTTCTAAGGCTATTACAAGCATAACAAAAGCTAACCCAGGCGTGTTTACGGCAAACAGTCACGGCTATAGCAACGGAGATGAAATAGCGCTTGTTAACACGAGCGGTGGCATGACAGAGTTACAATCGCGTAACTATCGTGTGGCTAATGTAACCACAAATACATTTACGCTAACTGATTTGTTCGATGTTGCTCTTAATACAACAAGTTTTAGCACATATAGCGGATCTGGTGTTGTTGTAGATGAAATTTACGAAGTAACGACACCGTACACATCCGCGCAGATTAACGATGTTAGGTTTGCACAGTCGGCTGATGTCATGTACTTGGTGCATCCATCACATGCAGTAAGAAAACTTTCTAGATCTGATCACAATAACTGGTCGTTTGCAACGCCAAGCTTTACTGAAAACACAGTACCAAGTCTAACTGGTACAGATAATCATCCTAGTGTTGTAACATTTTTTGAACAGCGCTTAGTTTTTGCAGCAACAAACAACAACCCACAAACGTTGTTCTTTAGCAAAAACGCACAATACGAAAACTTTACAACAGGCACTGGCGATAATGATGCGCTTATCTACACAATCGCATCAAATAAGGTAAACGCCA